CAAGCAGGAGTAGCGCCATTTTGATCTTGTTTAGCCGAACCATAAAAGGAAAGAACGCCATTAGTTATTGTTATACCAGAAGGCAAAGCTGAATAATCAAAAAGAAAGATTCCTCGATATATTCCTCTCCAATCATTACTAGTACCAGAATCCATAGAATAAAGACGCCGATCAGCTACATCATCAGAAAAGCCATCCCCATCTCTTTCTCTTAAAGTTGCCCAAATGGTATTGTCCAGCCAACAATTTACCATTCCATCAACGCTTGTTGTTTCTGGGTCAGGATCGGGATAAACAGTTAAAGTATCAAATCCTAAATTCAACGCTGGTAATCTTAAAAAATTAACCAATAAATCCCAACAATGGCACAAATACCAAAGAGGATAAAAAGCGTAGAATAATCTTTTGGAGTATTTATTGTGGGTTCTAAAATCAGTTGTTCTTTCTAAATACCATTTGCCATTTTTCTTAAAATATCTATCGCCCCAAGAAAAACTATTCGGGGTGATTTCAGTTATTTTTTGTAAGCAGTCGTATTTTCGTATTCTTAAAACATATCTAAAACAAATCTTAATAAAAGGCGTATTAAGAAGCCATAAAAGTATTTTCTGTTTCTTTTGAAACCAATTTTTATTAAACATTGTTAAGTTCTGCTAATAAATCCCATTTTGTGTCCGTGCTGGAATAAATAAATCCACAATATAAAGTTTTACTTACAACAGTAGTAGTTGGTAACGCTAAATCAGATGAAGCCCGATAAATAGCATTCCAAGCCAAAGTTTGTGCCGTAGCATTATCTTTTATTCTTATAATAAGTTTTTGCCCCTGAACAGGTGTTCCTGTGGGCGCTCCAAAAGTAGCCGCCACAGCTAAAGCAGTAATTGTGTGAATATCGGTTGTATCACTATTAGGCGTTGGCGTAGCATTACTTGCTTCAGTTATTTCTCTGGGATTAACTCTCTTGTTTGTAAGCGTCTGCGTGTCAGTTGTGCCTATTACAACGCCAGCAGGAGCAGTTTTTGTCGCCCAAATATCTAAATCAGCATCCCACGCCTGAACATTCGTGCCTATAACAAGCCCAAGTGTAGTTCTTTGTGTGGCAGCGTCAACATCATCAATTAAAGCTCTACCTGCCGCTGTGCAAGCAATTTCTTCTACATCGCCAGCCCCAGTAGTTAAACGCCCCAAAACTTTATCAGTAGCAGAAACATTTTGTATTTTTGCGTAAGTGACAGCGTCATCTACCAATCCAGCGGTAGGCAATCCCGTGCAGTTTGTTAATATACCAGAGGCGGGAGTGCCGAGAGCTGGAGTTACCAGAGTTGGTGAAGTGGCAAAAACCAAACTTCCACTTCCTGTCTCATCGGAAATAATACCAGCCAGTTGTGCGGAAGTAGTAGGGGCAAATACAGAAAGATTATCAGAAGTCGCGGCCATTGTTCCGGCTACCAACGTTGCGTCGCCGTTAATAGTAAGAATTCTCGCCGCATCGCCGGGCCGAAACGTAAGAGTTCTACCTATCGTAAATACGGTGTCAGTTGCGATTGTAAGGTCAAATGCCGCCCCCGATGAACGGATAGCGAATCCGGTAAGCCCCACTATCGTTCCTTCGGTAATCGCTACGGCACTCGCGTTCTGCGTCGCCATAGTTCCAAGTCCAAGCGTGGTACGTTGAGCCGCTGCGTCAGCGTCATCAAGAATAGCACGTCCGGCAGCCGTAATGGTTGCTTCGGCCCAAGTATCAACCGCAGTCGTATAAGCCATTTTATCCACAGCAGTCCCCAGAGCGGCAATACTCAAAAGCGTTGCGTCAAACGCTTGAACATCCGTATCTATCGCAAGCCCGAGAGAAGTTCTGGCAGTGGCTCCGCTTTCAACTACCCAGTTTATCCCATCACCAACGATAATGTTCCCGTCAGTCACAGCAAGCGAGGCAATCTTGCCCAATTTAGAGCTTGTATTTTTGATAAGATAGTCAAGCGATGTGGCAACCGCCGAACCGTCAACGCCTATTTTTGCTTCGATAGAGTCGGCCCAAGCAGATTCAATAACCTCGCCCGATGACCAATCATTTAAAGTTGTGGGAAAAACATTACTCATATTGATTTATCTTGATTAGCCCAAGTTGATATATTTTTTGCTTGATTAGTCCAAACTATTGAATCGCTATTAGTGATAGCGTCAAATTTAGAACTATCAAATTTACCGCTATCAAATTTACCAACAAGTATTCTGCCTGTTTTATCTTGATTAGTCCAAACCATTAAACCTTATAGGCGATAGTTAAATCCGAGGCTCCGGCGGTAACGACCTTCAAATATCCCGCAAAAGCCACATCATAAAGATATGTGCCCTCAGCAATACTGGCTTTCAGAATAGCAATAGTGCCGCTCTGGTCAGATACAGTAATAGCTCCAGCGGCTGTTGTATTGACCACGATTGAATGTAAAATCCCTTGACTTGCCGTTATAGTCGTGGTCGTGGCAGTAGAAATGTGATTATAAAGAAATTCCATAATAGTTTTTATTTTAAGACCTTTCCCCCCGAGGGGGAACAGTTTACTTTGTAAAGAAACTGCTAAAGAAATTTTATGCCTTTAACAAAACAACATTAAAAGTGTTGTCAGCAGTAGCGGCAGCAGCCAGAGTAACTGTTACGGTCGTTCCAGCAATAGCGACATTATCTACCAGTTGGTCTTGGTTTCCCGTTGGATAATAACCAAGAATAATTGAACCAGAAGTGCAAGCTCCAGTTCCAGAAGTCGCAGCGGCAGCAACCGTTACAGCAACCACCTCATAAGATAATTTTGTTTTAGTTACGGCGGCATCTGCAATTTCTGCCGTTGTAATATTTCCAATTACATTGAAAGAAACCGAATCGGTCGTTCCTTGATTTTCGTAAAGCGATTTTACGCCTGTAGCCGCATCAGTTTTTATAAACTGACACCCTTTAGAGTAGCCAGCATCGCCACTTGTAGGTACAGTCGCTCCTTTCGCTCTCATTACATTCCCGTCGCTGTCATATTCAAGAACCGTAATCCCGGTATTGGAAACGCCAATTATCAATGGTTCTCCGCATAACTTGATGGCTCTGTTAAATATTTTTGCCATTTTTATTTGTCTTTTTTTAAGAGATGTCTAAACTCAGACATACTCACCTTTTTTATTAAAGGATTTATTCCGACCTTTATTATTATTAGATAAATGAAACATTTACCATTTTCGTCATTTAAGAAATTTCATTATCCAATTAGAGTCTAATTATCTAATTTAGACCCAAGACGCTGAGTTCAGCTTGAGGTAGCACATCGCATCTTTCATTTGGTCAAACGTCTTTGCCCCGTATAAAACCCACGGGTACACATACCTTCCCAACCTCTTTTCAGCAACTCTAAACTCCACACTCGAAGCTTTCTGAGCAAGCAAATCAATAGCTCCCTTTTTCATAAAGAGAGGATATTGAGTGTTGGTTGTTAAACTTACATTGGTCGCTGATTCCACCACTGCCACATCTCCATAACCTACTAAGGTCAAAACATTGGTAGCGTAAGAAGCGGTAATATTACCCTTGATAAGCCGTCTCCTGTATGGAGTAGAAACCGCAATGTAATTGCTTGCTCCAGCTGTGCCAGTGTTGTTGATTGCTTGAACCAAACTTGCGTAGGTGTCAGCAGCGGTAGCGCCGATGCTGACATCGCCAGCCGCAGCAGCCGTGCCATTGGTTTGGAAAGTAAATCTTACTCCATCAATATCAATATATTCTCCATCAGCTGGTTGACCGCTTTCGGTCAAAGTTGCCGTGAAAGGCACATTGTTTGACAGAACCAATCTAAATCCGAACCTATTAGCAACAACGCCATTATCTCCAACTGTGTCGCCAAAACCAGTCTCGCGACCAGCAACGCTCACACGAAGGATTTCAAGTGTTCTCGGTCCAATAACCGCAACTTGTTCGTTTGAAGGAATATCAGACCTTTGAAGAATTCTGCTCGCAACCGCAAAAACATTAGCGATATTCGCCGTAGTTACAGTAGCAGAACCAGTTCCAGAACCGCCCAAATCTCCAGCGGAGATAAATGAACGAGCGTTTGAATATTGACCCAAAACTGTTTGGTCCAAAATGTTATTCAAAAGCCGTTGAGAATCCTGCGCGTAAATAGCCGCAGAATCCCATTTATTCTGAATACGGTCCAAATCATCTACATAGAAAGGTACAACCTTTGCCGTGTCAACTTCAATGTATTCGTCCGTAGAATCTAAATCATTGAAAGTTGAAATATCAGTTCCCTTTGTATAGTTTTGAGCCATCAAAGTAGAACGATAAGGCCTGTGGACTTTTGTTCCGCTTACTAACACGTCACGAAGTTCGGTATTAGCAAGACCAATAGCGACATTTTCCCGATGGAAAACGCCTTGCATCTCATTCGCCCAAAACTCCTGATTAAAAGCTGTTAATGTATTAGCCATTCCATTAATTTTTAACCCCGAAACAGCTTAAGAATTATTCTTGGGATTTAAGGAATTTTTTGTAATCCTCCCAAGTTTTGCGCCCCTCTTCGGTTGTCATATCAACTTCGGGGAATTTTTCCACTTTAAATTCTTGCCGACTCGGAGCCCTACGCTTCCCGCCAATGGTTGCCTCCTCGACTTTTTGCTTCTTTTCATCCTCTATCTTTAAAAATTTAAAGTATTCGGACTGAAGAGCTTTTTTTATAGTGAGACCACCGGCTTTAGCGTAAGTTTTTATTTCACTCTTGAGTTCATCGCTGATGTCCAGCGACTCTAACTCTCGCTCTTCCAATTTTTCGTTTAACTTTTGGTCTAAAACCTTTTCGTCAAACTGAACTGGTTGAGGTTTCTTCTCTAATAATTTTTGCTCTGTCCGAGCTTCCGCTCTTTCCCTCCATCCTCGCTTTTGCTTAATGGCGGTTGAAAGCTTTTTTTGCGATTCAAGTTCCCCCTCAATTAACTTATTGATAAGTTTCTCGTCAGTTTCCTCGTTAAGCTCATACTTCTCAATAATTGATTGCTTGAGCTCATCGCTTGGAGTTTCTTTAAGGAGCTCCTCTTCCTCCTGCGGATTTTCTTTAGGAATGTCCGCTTCCTTATTTTGGAAATCTTCCATTTTGATTATTTTTTAATCACGACCTTTAATAAAAAAACCACTTGCTAAAGCTCGTGGCTTTCTTTCTTATGCGCTCAGGGCGTTATTATAATTTAGATTATAAAAAACTTTTCTAAAAGTCAATACTTATCTAAATACAACCTTACACCTTTTTTTATTCGCCATTCCCACCGCCAGTTTGCCAAAATCCTCTCCGTGAATTTCTAGGGAATAAGATAAAATAATCTCTCCCGTTTCGGGAATTACCACATCAGCAATGGTTTTCTTTGCGAAGGGATAAGATAAAATAACCTCTCCCGTTTTGGGAATTACCACATCTTTATGTTTCTTGGAGTGAAGCCGCAAACCATTGGCGTTGCGAAAAGTTCTTTCACAAATTGGACACACTACTTTCTTATCTATTATTTCTTTATTATTTTTAATCATAATGAAAATAATTTATCTTCTTCGGCTACTGTGTTTTCTTCGGTATCTTCTATAGCCACGATCTGCGACAAAATATCTTTTAAGATTTCTACCGCTTTTTTGGCCGCTTTAATTTCTAACGCCTGTTCTTCTATTGTATCGCAATCTTTTATGTTGTCAATGCTCTTTAATCGTAAATAATGAACCAATAAAAAATCTTTAATCGGTTTGCCAGCTTCGCTGTTTAATATTTTTTTAAGTTCTTTTGGGTCCATTTATTTTATTGCTCCTTGCGGAATTGCTCCTTGTGGAATTGCTTCAACACCCGCTTGCCCAGTTGATTGTTGAGGAATACTTTTTGGCAACGAAGTAGTATCCACGCCCGCTTTTAACATAGCAATTTCTATAAGAGCTGTCCGTCTTTCGTTATTAGTTTCCAACCGAATAAAAGTAGCTAAAGTTTCTAAGTCTTTTGCAAGATTAACATTTTCACCGGATATTACAACTTTCGCTCTGGGTTTAAAATTATCCCAAAATCCTTTCTCTATTTCTATAAACACTTTTTTGTTTTTCTTTAACTCTTCCAGTTTTAAGTTTCTCAACATTTCTCCCTGCTCGGTTGAATGTGGAGGAAACGCCAAAAGATTATTTATATACCACGCTCTAACTAACATTTCCTGATATTCTTTTAAGTAGGCTTCGCTTCCCGTTAAATCCAAAACTTCCTTCGCTCTTAATTCTTTCATCATAACGGGAATAATCCAATCGTTAAAAAGTTCTTCAAGAGCAAGAGACAATTTCTCCCTTAAAAAGCCAAATAACTTATTGGCATTTTGATTTATTAAAGCTCCTAATCTAAATGGAGTTCCCGAAGGCAATGATTCACCCGTTACAACCTCATAACTATTCGCCAATTCATTCGCTAATTGGATATTCCTATTCCAATCGGCCATTAACTGGTCAAAACCCTGCATCCTTACTTCAACCTGACTCAATTCTCTAGCTTTAATAATATTTCCACTTTTTATATCAGTTAAAGCGTTTTGAATTATTAAGGGATCCGAACTCCTGAATATCTGCCTTGAAGCCCACTCAAGACCTCTGGCTAATTGATTACCTATTTCGTTGGCCCTAGTTTGACAATCAAATAAAATCTCGTAAAGTCCTTTCCTAAACCATCTACCCTCATATCGTCCCCTGTGGGCCTCTTTATAGGGTTTTTCTTTAATTTCATCAATGTATAAAATATGTTTTGCTCCTGCTTCACCTTTCTTTAATCCCGCTATAATAACCTTCGCCAAAATATACTTATTCTCATCTCCGCCACTTTCTCCTTTTGCTTCAAAATAATCTTTTTCGCTTATTTCTCCGTTCCGTTCATAAATTTCATAAAACTTTGAAGTTGCTTCAATATCTTGCGATTTCTCGGTGGCAGAAAAATATCGGTTTCCACAACTCTTAATAACCTCGTCAATATTTTCCCAAATACCTTTTTTGGCCCGTAAATCCGTTTGCGTTAAAATATGTCTTTCAATAACATCGCTATCTTCTAACGTTTTAGCAGTTTGATTAAGAATATAAAAGTTTTTTAAGTCAACTTCTTCATATCCTCCTTTAATTTTTTTCCAAACTACATTTCCCAATGAAGAAAAGTTTTCAACCGCATCATTTATTTCTCCCCCCTTTTTATTTTTATTAAGCCATTCCTTGAAAAAAAGATTGCTCAAAAGCACCGCCAATTTATCGGTTAAGGTCGCTTCGGAACAAATAGAAACATCTTTGGTGTCAAAATCTATATTCTTTACTTCTGAATTAATACGAGGAGAAATTATATCAAACCAAAATTTAAATTTACCCAAACTATCTAACTTACCCTTCGGGAAAACTTGTGCCCGTAAAAGGCTAATCCTCTTTACTAATTGTGGCTGTGAGAATTTAACGCCCTCTGAAAGGTCAACTTCTTTAGTCAAATAATTATCAATTTCGTTTTCTATTGTTTTAATTAAATTGGTCATTCGTATTATTTTTATTTTTATAATTATCCGTTAATTTATGATAATCCTGACATATATTTATAAAACAAAATATTCGTCCTTTTTAATTTCTTCCCGCTCTTTCTTTAATTTCTTCTTTTCTTGAATTATTGGATCGTTTGCTTCCTCATGTATTTTCTCAAATTGTCGTGTTTCTTCATTTTTTTCCATTATTTACGTAATAGCAAATTTTTATGTCAAGTCAAGCCCACTCGCTTTTATATTCTTCTCTAACTTTATGGATTTCCATAATCCGCCCAACATTCATTTCATTGGTCATTTCATTTTCACTTAAAGCGGCATATCTTAACATATCGGCGGAATGACTTGCCCAATTATGTAATGGAACCTCTTTAAACATTCCTCGTTTTTCGTCCCATTCTCTTCTATATTGTGAAATAGCGTCTATGAAGTATTTACACTTTTGCTCATCTATCCATAATCTCGGAAAAATCAACTTGACTGCGTTTATTCCCTCATCAACCGATAGTTTCGGAACAACTGAAAATTCTAAACCCAAACTTGTTGCTGTTTCTTTTCTACTTTTACCCGTTGTTAACTCTCTGGCTTCTATGTCGTGAGGAGCAAAATGTTTGCCATAAGTATAACCCTTATTCTTAACAATTGAAATCGCAGTAGTAATTCCTTCGTCATTCGTTCCCTCCCAGTAATCTATCAATCTTAATTCATTACTTATTCTTTGAAAAAATCCAACCGCTATATTCTCTCCCACTCCCAAATCCCAAGCTGTATGAACCAAAAGTTGTTTATCCTGTGGAATTATTTTAATTCTTCCCCGCACTCTTGCTATCGCTAATTCCTTAGAATAATACGAACCCTTAATTGCCGCCTCGAACGAATTATACCATTCTTGTTGAAATTCATCTTCGGTTATCAAATTTTGAGCCACCAATTTTCTATCATCTTCAAGTGCTAATCTTAAATTTTCAATCATTTCACCTTTTTCATTTTTTAATGTATCGTCTATCGTTCTAAAAACTGAAAGGAAATCAGGATTATTTTTACTTTCTTCATATATCCGATAAAATTCATTTTTACCCATCGGAGTTCCAAGCCAAATCGCATAACCCAAATTATCCGCTAATGTCTTTGAAATAACCTCACTAAAAATGTTTGGGGGTTGCTGGGAATACTCATCAAGCGCCACCCCATTAAATCCCAATCCTCTCAATCGGCCCGGGTCTTCCGCTCCGAATAAAGTCAATTTACTTCCATTGGGATATTTAACCGTAAGTTCCACCTCATTATACTTAACTCCGGGAATCATTATTGAATATTTTTTAATCATATCCCAGGCCACAAATTTTGCCATTTTGTAAGTCGGAGCGATATAAGCGTATCTTGAATTTGGTTTTCTTAAAGCGTCTCGCTGTAAATGATTAAGTGAGGCGGTTGTCTTACCTGCTCTACGGTGTAATACTAACACATTCCATCTTTTTGTTGAATTGTGTAAAAGTTCAGCCCAATGGAGTGATTTATAAGGAATAACCGTTATAGCCATTTTATAATATGTTCTCCCTCTTCGCCTGGTCCAATTACTTTCTGTATTGGCGTCCCTTCGACATAATTCCATATCAATTTAATAGATTGCTCATCACCTTCAATAATTGCTTTATGTAATTGCCTTTTAATCAATAATTCAGCATATTGTTTTCTTTCTTTCCCTTTATATTCGGGAGGGATTGCTTGAAGTTCACGCTTTAATATCGTAAGTAAAGAAAAACTATCCTTTGGTCTACCCTTGGGATTACCCGATTGACCTTTCTTAAATTTCGTGTCCTTTTTCTGTTTTATTCCTGTTTCTTCAGGTTTTTGTTGCTTTGTTTCCTGTATAATCATTTTTTGAAATGAATTTTACGATGACATTTTACGCATAATGTAATACCATTATCTAAATCATATCTCAATTCCTTATTTTCTGCTAAACCCCTAATATGATGAGCGTTTATTTCTATTCGCTCTCCTTTTTTACTTCTCTTACCACAATCTTGACAAGTGAAAT